AAGGTGGCGGAGATGTAAATCTTAGATAATATCCTGTTGCTCTTACTTGCCCGGTTCCTGTAGGTGCGACATTATTCATGTTGAATACTGTATCTACAGCATTAGATGATGCACCTAGCAACGTAAAATCTGTAGTTCCAACAGTTGTTATTTTATACTGTGTACCTTGTGTTGCTGTTGTTACATCAATTTCTCCACCTAAGTCACTTGCTGGAGGATTTTGTATTATAGTATAGTTAGTTGTTGCTATTTGGAAAACGTTTTCAACAAATACTAAAATGTGCCTTTCTTGAGAAGGTGCAAATAAAGTATTGTTTGCTAATTTACCAAATATAATATTAGTTGCGTCAGCACCTGTTAGTGTTTGTTGAACAATTCCTGGATCTCTATTAGGTTCTTTAAATCTAATCTGTCTCCAGCCGCCATCTTGATACGCTTCAAATTGATTGCTTGTAGTGTCATATCTAACTTGACCTTCGGTTTGTGCTGTAGCAATTCCAAATTCACTTGGTCGTTCAGATGAAACGCCCTTGGGTACTAACAATGCACGTTCGCTATCAACAATTACTTGATTGTCAATATCGTACTGCACACCTTTTCCGGTAATACTTCTTGAGTTAGTAGTTTGGCGCTTTATTAATCTCATTTCATTATACTTCCAAATAACTTACTGTTGCTGATAATACAGTATATCTTGATGTACGAGCTTCACCTGATCCTACGCCTGCGCCTGTTGCAACAAAGATAGTTCCAATAAGACTATCGCTTGCACCAATTGATGTAAAGTCTGTTGTTCCTGGGGTAGTAATTACATATTCTTTTCCAGTTACAAAACTACCTGCTTGTACAGGAGTATCTACAAATTCTGGTTCAGATTGAAATCTAATTTTGTCGCCTTGATCAAGAACAATTTTTTCATTATCAAACGTAAATGTCTCTCCTGCAGGTAACTCTAAGTTGTTTATAACTCGAGTTACATAGTTGTCAGTTGCTTCGCCTTGTCGTACAAGGTGTATATCAAATTGAGCAGTTGTTGAACCATTATTACAAACTAAAATATTTGTAATAGCATATGTTTTGTTTTCAGGTACTGCGCCTGCATACGCACCAGGATTATTGCCTTCCGGATCTAATATGTCTACGTATGTTTGTCTTAATTGTGCGTTTACAATTGCCATTTTACTTCCTTAAAATAACATGCTGAATAGCAGTGATCTATTTTTACTTATTAATTCATCTCGTGTTTGTTCTTTATTCACAAAAAACAAACCTGTTTTTCCGTTAGATTGATCCGAAGCATACAATTTAATGCCTTCGGTAGTATATAACGGTTCTAAATTTTCAGGTGACACATCGTCTAAACCTGGAACACTTGTTAATACTAGCGAATCTTCAACTTTAACTCCGCCAACTCCTGGCGCCCTAAGAACTAAATCAGCATCACTTGCTAGTGTTTCAATAGTAGTTCCTGCAACTCTTATTTGATCAAATTCCCAACGGTCTGCATACAGTTGAGAAACTACATTATTGTCTATTGCAAATTTTATTACACTTGGATTGCTTGTTGTTTCTTCGTCTTCAATAGTAATACTAGTAACTGATAACGATCCGTCACCAATTTGACTTAAGAAAACATTAGCAAAGTTATATGCAACATAATCTGCTACACCTTGAACATTAGTTAATGCATCTGGATTTCTTAATGATCCATTAATATTGCCGCCGGCATCATATTCAAATGTACCGTATTCATAGTTTACTACATTTTCAACAGATACAGTAGGTGCTGCGCCGGAACCTGTTGACGGATTACCCGGAGTTAGCATTAACGATGCTCCGCCAGTATCTAATCCACTTGTTCTAAGTTTTTGTAAATTGCTGCCACCGTCATAAATTATAAATCCGCTTATATCTTCATCATAACCAAAATATGCATTAGCAATACTTCCTCGATTGATTTCTAATCCAGAAAATCTTTCAGTTCCTTGAATTCCATTTGAACCATCATCACCTTGATTAAGTGTAATAACTCTATCTGTAATAACAGTATCAGTAGTTTCTAGTCTTGTAAAGTTGCCTTCAACTACTAAGTCACCAGTTACAAAAACTGTTCCTGCATCTAGTCCAGTATTAAGTTTTATGTATCCGCCAGATTGAACAGTTACAGTATAGTTACCACTATCTGCAACTCCAGGCGTTCCTGCTATATTAAGATACTTAGACATTCATTTTCCTTAAAAAATGTAGGGGATTGCTCCCCTACTTTTCTATTCTTAGTCAGCTTCAAAATCGTCTGCGTCAGTGAATGAATCATCTGTACCAGCTTCTTCCATTTCAACTGCATTGTCATCAGTTGCATCACTGAAGTTCCAAGCAATACTTGCGCCTGTGTCAAGTGTTACTTTACGTCCTGCAATTTTAGTAACTTGACGAGCTGTTCCGCCATCGTCTTTAACTGTAATAGTCATCTCGCCTACATCTAATGTACCTTGCGATTTGTCAACTAAAGTACAATCCATTGTATTAGTACCATCATAGCAACGGAACTTTTTAGATCCTAATTGCTTTACAATCCAGCCGTTTGCTTCTGCTTGTCCTGTAGCACGATAACGTACTTTAATTTCATTGCCGCCAGCTGTCGGCTCTCCAAAATATCTTTTGTTTAGTGGTCTTCCCATTTGTTTTCTCCTATAAAAAGTAGTCCTATGCCCGTTCTATGAGCTACGCTGTGGTGCAGCATAAGTCCGCCTTGCGGCACACTATCTGACAATAGTATTTATCAAATAAGAAAAAAGCCCGACACAGTTAAGTATCGAGCTTTTTAATAATAAAGTGATAGGTTGGACTTTGAGAATACCAACAACCTCCTAGTAGCTCTCGCTAAATTCGGAGGAGCCTAGCATCGGATAGTTACTTCCAAAAACATATCTTTGTATCTCTACAATCATATGTTGCCACTACAGCTACTAGCCAAGTTGTGTCACTACGCAACACCGTTCCTTGCACTATCTAACTTAGACCGTCGCCTAACTTATGTAACTAATATAACATCATTACAAACAATGTCAACCACTTTTTTAAAAAAAAGTCAAAAAAATAGGCCCCGTAGGACCTATTTTCTGTTTAGTAAAACTAAACTTAGCTAAAGCTAACTGCTGTGTCAGTAATGTCTACTTTACCCAAGTAGTCAGCTGCGTTACCAAGCGATGACGCAGTGTTATTCAACTCAACATATCCATAACGTGTCATGAATGATACTGTTGGTTCAAATGTACCTGGATCCAATACAACTCCTGAGCTCATTAGCGGGATGTATGGGCAATAGAATGCCGCTGCATCTGATTCGCTTGAACCTTTGTAGCCGATTAGTACCGCTGAATCATCAGCAGCATAAGTGTTTACATACACTTTCATAGCGTTGTTCAAAGTACCAACCATCTTAGTGTTAGTTGGAGCTTCAAAAGCACCTTCAGTTGTACGTGCAAACGCTGAAGTTGTAGCAGATTGTAGGATTGTTAACGCGAATGGCGATACAACAGCCCAGTTACCTGCACCTCTACGTGTGCGCTGTGCAATCAAGTTACTTACGCGGTTGATCTGCACTGCCAATGCGGCATGCTCGTCACCTACGAATGTAGCTGTACCTGAAACACCTGTTTGTACATATGTTTCAGCAGCAGCACCAGCTAGTGTGTCTAAAGACGCTAGTACTTCTTGATCGATTTCAGCAGTAATCTCTTGTGCTAATGCAGCCATGATTTCTGCTTCAACGTCAAACGTCCAGCGAGCTGACAACTTACGTGTCTTAGCTTCAACTGTCTGTTTCAAGATTTGAATTGACATTCTGTTACCGGCTTCACCTTCAAGTGCTGCTGTTGCATCAGCTTTACCTGATGTAGCATTACCTGAATATGCTTCAGCAATTTTGAATGGGCTTAAAGCTTCTTCGCCTGCTGTTGCACCTGATGCGCCTGTCCCTACTGTGTCTGAATAACGAACACGTAGAGTGTGGATTTGACCCACAGGACCAGTCATTGGTTGTACGCCTACTAACTCGTTAGCAATAACGGTTGGCATTACACGTCTGATTACTGGAAGAATCACACGGTTTAGTGTTGCAACGTTGCCCGCGCTTGTTGCACCAGCTGTAGCACTCTCTGACAAGTACTTGCGGGTATTTTCTAGCGTAGCAGCCATAACAGACTTCTTGTTGCCTTGCAAGCCTTCAAGAAGAGCAGTTTTGGTGTCTACCCAGCGGCTTTCTAATAGTTCTGACATCATTATCTCCTTAATTATAATCCAGCAAGACGTTTAATATCAACCACATTACTTTGTGTTTCATCGTCTGCTTTAGTTGCTGTCATTGTTTCTTCTCTGTTGCCTGTAACTTCTTTGCCTTCTGTTAATGCTGCCTTACGCTTTGCTGGAGTATTTCCGTCGATTACCGATGGTAAGTACTTGTCAAACTGCTTTTGCAAACGGTCTGTCTGTACTGATTCCAGTAAGTCTGTCATAATCTCGCGCTGATCATTGCTCAATGGAGCGATCAGTTCGTTCATAATCTTTTCTCTTTTTGCTGTTTCAACTAAACGCTGTTTTTCAACGTTAACTGATTCAGCTAAAGTTTTTGCCTTCGATGCAAATGCTTTTGCTTCTGAAAGTTGCTTGTTTTTAATATCAACAACTTTAAGAAGTTTAGACACTTCTGAATTCTCATTCAAGTGGCTAGTTGTATATTCGCTTGCAAATGCTTCGAAGATTTTACGACCAAAATCGTTTCTTCGTGCTGTATCAATGTCTTCTTTAAGTGCAGCAATTTCACCTTGCAGTGATTTGCCAACCATTTCAGATACTGCTGTAGCACTTCTTTCAATAAAATCAGTCTTAACTTTATTGAAGTGTGTTTTAGCTTCACGTACTAAACGTACTTTTGTTTCTGCTAAATCTTTCTTGTCTTCATGGAATTCTGAAATTTCATTAGACAGGGCATCTACTACAAACTCTTCTAACTGGCTATAACTTTCAGCCAGTGCAGCTTTGTCTGCTCGTAGTTCTTTGATTTCTGCTGCTAAATTTTCAGCAACAAAACCTTTTAGAAGATCTGCATTTTCACGCATTGCAACAGCATACTTCGCTTTTGCTTCTGCTAAACCTTTACGGTCTTCTTGAAATTCTGCAATCTCTTCTGCAAGACGCTCAGAAAGCATTGAGTCGATAGCTTCAACCATAGTTGACTTATCGTGCTCATACTTCTGTGCAAATTCTTCACGAAGTTCAGCAGCTACTTGCTGCTTATTTTCAGAAACCTTTGCGTCCCACGCCTCTTCTAACTCAGCCCTGATTTCCTCTGAAACAACATCATTTTCAAACAGTGTTTTCAGTGCATCAATCATTGTGTTCTCCTAATTTCACTGGAGTTTACTGATTATATTAATCAGTGATTCCTTTAGATACTTTTGTGCCTTTGGGTCTTCTTTAGTAGCCTGTGCTAATTCATATGCCTTCATCCCGCCCCTTGAATTCATAAGTTGTTCATAAATTGGAGTAGGATATGCACCAGGAGCAGATGGCTGAGCAACTACGTCCACGGTAATAATTTCAAAGTCAGCAACGTTACCGCTGCTGTCAACTTCACCAGAGCCCCTAGATGAAACACCTAGTTTAACTCCGCTTTCAAGCATTGTTTTAACTAGTTGTCCCATTGGGGTTGGTAAAATTTTCAACTTTCCGTAACCGTTGTCACCATCCATCCAACATTCAGTTATCATATGGCTTACACGGTCAATATTAATGTTAAGTCCTTCTGGATGATCAACTTCTCCGAGAGG